ATTTTGCATCTTGTATCAATGTTAATGACAGACGAATCTGTATTTGCGTTCAATATAGTTCTCCATGGCTCAAAAATCACCGTATAATACTGACATTTCGTTAATTCTTCTGCATGGTTTGGAGCAACAAATGGGGTTGCTACTGAGCCTTGCTCTACTTTTGCATATTTCAAAGTTAGCGTTCCACTTAGGACTCTGATATAAAGCTTTTTAATCCCTTTATTGAAATGGAATACATTTAAACCATTCTTCAAATTTCCAATATTCGAAGTTGTAGTACCGTTTGATTGTGCTGCTAATACCGTAGCAGAGCCACTAATACCTACTACATAAACTTGAATAGTTACGTCGTCTTCGACTGCGTCCTCTAAGATTTGGCTAAACGTGCCATTGCTATATGATGTAGGTGATAATGTGATTGATTTATCAGGATTAACTGCTAATTTATGCCCGTATAAACTCCATCTATCAACTGAATACACATTCTTGATTGTTGTGCTGGAAGCACTTTCGTAGCTTGTAGCACCTCTTTGATTGATTTTAAAATCCGGATTAATCAATAAATTCGGATTACTGAATTTAGTTCCTAGATAGCTTGCCAATTGTGATAGCGATCCTTTTTTTAATCCTGCTCCGTTATGTACGGGTAATAAGCTTGTATCTGTAAAGCTAGGCAATGCATCTAATTCTGTTACTTGTTTTCCTGCCATGTTATTCCTCCTTGACTTTATATGCCCAATCCGTGCCGACTTCTCCACTTGCTACATCGTATGACCAATCGGCTAAGATTGTATTTCCTTTTTCATCCACTAAATCTTGAGCGCTTGTTGCGTTCAAGTTAGTGGTAAAGTGGTTATTCATAACCATTTCATTTAGTGCATTATGTGATGTGGTTACAGACTTTATTTTCGAGACAAGCCACTGAATAGAAGCTTTGTCTTTGAATACGAAAGACATATGCTAACCCCACATTGTGTTTAAATCGTTTGTTGTAATCGCAGTTAATTCTGATTTCTTAACATATGCCGATAAATCAATGTCTGTATTACCAATTTTTTCATATGTCTTTGTCTCTGAAAGCCAAATATACTCATCATAGATATCTTGCGTTCCATGTGAATGTGCAACCAAATAAATAACACCATTTGAACCTGTAGCAGGTAAGCTCGTTACCTTTTCATATCTAATAGATGTAATATTACCAACTGCCGAATTAATCAACGATTGTACTTGTGATTGCGTTTGATACCCTTTAGCCGTGATAATTGACTCAACGCTCGTTGCCGACTGATATCCACTGTCATTCGTTAATTGTGATGTCTTTGTCGGTACTGTAACATCTACGGCTTTTGAGCTTGGCTCAACTTTTGTACCGTTGACTTTAACTGATTCAATCACATTCACTTGAGCACCATTTGCGATACCACTTAACTTTTGTTTTTCTGCGCTTGTGTAGTCATTTGTTGATAAGCCTTTACCAATTTCAACATCAACTTTCCCACCTAACGCCGATTTAATTTTACTGATTAAGAGCGTCAATCCACTCTTATCTAAATATTCAATAGCCATTCTTTTTCCTCCTATAGACTATTCCATAATTCATCTAGTTCGATTGTTGATACAGATGTTACAGAACCTTCTGCCATAGCCCCTACATCTTCCGGAGTGTATACCGGTCTTGTTTCTGCTTTTGCCCATGTCGGAACTGTTGGGTCTATTTCTTCAACTTCACCAATGATTTCGCTACCATTTAATTTCGGCTTGTTCTTTAGCTTGTTGTAATCGGATGTACCTCCTCCATATTGTTCCTTGACTTCTAAATTCAAATCATCACTATTTCCATCTACTTCTATATCAATATGCTCTGAGTCATCCTGAACATCCAACGTAACTTGATTCATTAAAATCATGTAATCACTTCATTATCAAGGATTCTATGTACTGTAGTTGTAGCTATTGAGCTTGCTATCGCTAATCCATCTTGTGTTATAGCTCTTAATTGTACGTTAACTATCCCTTTCTTGAATTTAAGTGTTTCTTCTTGTGTTAATGTGATTCTAATTTCATCATCTTCAATTTCAATTTGAGACATATCTTTTCTTAAAAGATGTCCATCTTGCTCAAATGTAATGTAAACACTTTTTAATTCACTTAAATCTATATTGTTAACATTTATAACAATTGTCGGTGTTGTTCCTTGTCTCATAATCTCACCTATTCAACTTTATATCGCCAATCTGCTTGCAATATGTTATTTTCTTCATCTATCAGTTCAGAATCTATATCAATTAATAAAGGTGTATAAAAATGGTTATCTAATATCATTTCCATAATATTAGAAATCTGTATTCTTATCGCATTTCCAGCTGTTGAATAAATTGTTCCGTCATATCCTATACGAATATCCGTTATTTCAGTATTGGCATCAGGCAAGTTTCCTGAATCGAATAATTGATCTACTCTAGATTTCAGAACACTTAAATCCTCAAAACGTATGCCATACTTGGAAATCAAATCATTTAATTCTTTAATCCCTGAATCTTTGATATTTGTAATCGTTGTTACACCTGTATCACGTGCTTCTCTTATATCCTCCACTGCTTGATTGCACTTTTCGGATACTAATAAAAGCAGCATTGCAATCTCATCTCGTTCATTTTGATCTAATGAAGCAGATTTTGAATATATACTTTCAGGAGTAACAACTCTTGATAGTGTAGTAGCCCATCTTTTTTGAATAATTCCATCGTCATCTACAATAACCGCACTAACCACAAAATAAAGATCTCCTTTATTTTTTAATGCGTTATTAGGTACAATCCAGGCAAATTCACATGTATCATAGTAAGTGACTTTATCTGTGGTTATACTTGACCCGATAATGTTTTTTGAATCTCGATAATTAACTCGTATTAAAGCATCTTCCATTTTAAATATTTCTGAAACTGTATTGATAACCCTAAACCGAATATATTTAGAATCTTTATCGTATTGAACACCAAATACGTTTTCAGGATCAGGAATATAAATCTCACGAGTACGTGCATCAATGACAAGCGTCTCATTATCTACACCTGCATATGTATCTAAGTCAAAACTTAAAGTTGCATTTAATTTAGCCATTTCTACCCTCCTCTTACTATCAATGTACCAGATAACGGTGTATCATGAATACCATTTGCCATTACTCGAATAGCCCAAGAATAAGTTCCAACTTCTAAATCATCTGTAGGACACCTGATTTTTAAATCATCTTTAATTTCAACACATTTAACCATTTTAAAATTTTTCATAATAACAAATAAACATTGATCTTTTTCTCCAGGTATAAATGTGTTTCCACTTTTGAAATTAAAAGATATTTCAGAAATGATAGTATCACCTTGACGAATAAAGATATGATCTCTTTTTATCTCCATGTATGCTCCTCCCTTCTACTTATATAGAATTGCCTTTTTCCATTCCAATCCATCAAAAACAAATAATCTGCATAACTGATAATTACTTCTGTTCTGTGTAACTGCTAATGAATAGCCACGTTTCCATCTTGTTCCATCAAACCGCCACACTTCCATATGTGTAAACGTTGTATTGAATTTAACGTTCACCCATGAAGATGTTCTGTTTAATGAATCTGTAACAAGTACTCGAATCGTTCTTTCTGTATTTTTTGGAACAGAAGATAGCTTAAATTTTCTAGAATTCACTGTGTTTTGACTTGAGCCATCTTTGTATGTTACTGATTTAACATGTACATCATCCGATGTATGTACAGTGAATTTCACATCATCTGTATTTCCACTACCTTTGATAATTTCAAAATCTACATAAGTTACATATACAGAAGCGTAGTTTTCCAATGTAGTGGCATTTAATACCACTTGTGACAATCTATTTCCGCTACAGTCTGCCATATAAGCTTCTACATGAAATTCATATTGTGTTTTCTGAGTAAGACCAGTAAAAGAATAATTTCCATTTAAATTATTACTTACAAATTGTTCATCCTTATTAGAACATAAACGTAATGTATATAAGTTATATGGATTCGTTTTTAACTTTCCAAAAATTGAAATATCATTGTTTCCAACACCTGATATCCATGCATCATATGATGGTAAATCAATTAATGGTGTAGTTAATTTTGCTTTTCCTGATAAATTAGGCCATCCTTGACAACTTGCATCCCATGTAAAAGAACGTTGTCTATTGCAATACATAAGCTCATTGATTTGTCCTAGATAATACCATCCTGAATCCTGGATATAATTTAAATCCCATCTTGAAATTGTTTTAGAAAGTCCTCCAAGAGTAACAACATTGTTTGCTTGAATTTTGAAGTTTCCGGTATATTTAAACCTTACATCCGCTTTAAATCTTAAATTAGGATATGACCCTTCATACCTCTCGTTGTAAGATTCAAACGTAAGTACTAAATACTGATCAAATGGTAATGTTGCTAAAACAGTCATACACTACGCCTCATATTTAATATAGATATCTCCTGCTTTATCACTAGCCTTTACAGTAGGATTTGTAGTTCCACTACGTACATTTACAGTAAGCTTTAATCGATTATCCAATTGTTTTTGATATCCTTCCAATGTTTTAATAGTTGTTTGTGCCTTTGCAATCGCATCTAACAGATTTTTAAAATCTTCCGTTGAATCAATACCACTATCTAACGCAAAGTTCTTTACAACTTTAATTTTAAATGTAAATGAAGTTACAAATGTATTATCTGAACTCAATACTATTTCAGCACTTACAATACCTGCTTCCGCTAGAATATTCGCAAACGTTTCTGTGTCAGAAAATGTAATTTCATATGCATTCGAGTTTTCAAATCGTGATACACTAGTCGCATCCACACTTATATTTAATCCACTTGGTTTTTCAATCCACAACGTAGCTGTTAATGATGAATCAGTTTTTGACTGTTCATCTACAATCACATCATCACTCACAAATACAATAAGTCCTCGTCCTGTATCTCCCTGAAGCATTTCCAACATCAAATCAGAATTTTCTTTTGTAAGACTTACAGTTAAATGACTATATACAATTGCCATGTTATACCTCACTTTCTAATACAAGATCTAAATCTTCAGGAAGTTCTTTAACCAAGTTATAGGTCAGTTTGTTTAAATAGAATTTTTCCCTTTTACCAAACTCAGTTTCTACATAAATTGAATCATTTATTTTTAACGCCTGTGCATTCGGCACATTATATGAAAATAATTCTTCAAATTTAATAGACGTTTCTGTTTTTGGCTCTTGCAGTTCTTTCTTCAAAGATTTTTTAGCTTGTATTCTAAGATAGTTTCTTAGGTTCGCTTCATTTGTAAATACGCCCAGTGTTGTTTTCTTTGCTTGTGAATCATCCGCAATCAATTTGATATCGGAATATTCTTTCACATCAATTCTATGGATCTCATCTATATTCCAATTGCTAGCTTTAACGATTTCGTTATTTGGTAGAAGTCGCCCATTGTATGCTTTCGGTATAATTCCTGTAACTACATTTTCCATTGACTTCTTTTTTGTGTATTCAGACATTTCTTTATTACTTATAAAGAAATCATTTGGCTTCAATTTAGAAGGATAATAATCTGGATTTCCAAAATAACAGTCATAATTATCGAATATCGCAACAAATCGGTTGTCCTCACATTCAGGCCATCTGTTCATCATGGAATTTTCTTCTGTACCAAACAAGCATTGAATCAGATTATATCGAACCCAATATGCCGTTTGTGTGGAATCCACATCTTCAATCATCCATTTACACGCATTTCCAACTTCGGCAGTTCCTCTATCTGCAACAACAACTTTGTTACCATTGCCAATACTTGTTGAACTAGGATATATGCCATAATATATGTTTCCATATGGTGCAATTTCATAACTAGAACCATTGTTAACGAACCACCATTTTTCTGAATTGTCTGAGGGACTTTCAGATAAACTGCCTAACACAACCTTTCCTGAATCCAATTTAAGCCATCTACATGAGCATAAAGATAAAATCCCATATATATCTCCATATCTGTCTGAACCAACTTTTTTCAACATGAAAGTCTGTGCAGATGTCCTGTTTCTTTGATGTGTCTGTAATTGTACAGATGCATCTTCACTTGCGTTTGGAACATCTAGGCAATACCCACTATTCTGAACATTTCGGAAATAAACGATTTTTTCATCCTCTGCATTAACATTTGTATAATTTGCATATTTTCCATGTCCATAAATTTTATAAGGATAATTTGGTCGAGACTTTGTGATAATATCATTTGCGGTATTTATCGCATCTTGCCACGTACCACTCATAGTACGATCATCAAACACAAACACTTCTTTTTGAGAATCAAAGAACACATGTGTTGCATAGCATGTATATGTATCGCTTTGTTTGTTGTATTTTGGATACGCAATTCTATATAACTGAGGTTCTTCAAAATTTATATCTACTTTAAATACAGATTCATCACTGATTTCCATACCCATCAAATCACTTTTTGGGAATTCTATTTCTACGTACCAAACAGAATTTCTTTCAAATACTGCCTTAGCACTAACACAATGTTTTAAAATCACGTCTCCGTTACGTTCTTTCATTTGTGCATATGTTGTTTTTTTTCTAGAAAAGAATAAATGAATCATCTTTATTTCTCCCTATAATTACGTATAATTTCTGCACGAATAGCACCAATATCTGTTGTGATCAACACATTATTTGAACCATAATTAAACTTAAGTCCGTCAAAAGATCCACTTGTTTTCAATGTGTCATATTTATACGTTCCATTTTTAAAGTATGTTTTCATATAAGAATTCTCTGTATTGATTTCAACATACAAAATATCCGATGTACCGTTAAAAGGATTTGTGATCGTAAAATTATTTCCATTACAATTGATCGTAATGTTTTTCGCATTCATAGAAGTGTTATATAAACGATAGATTGGATATGCTGTTTCATAATAATTCGCAAGTTCTACCTTTTTACCACTTACAATATCATACGGCCTTGAGTATTTATTTACGTATCTGTAAGGTTCACAAATAAATGTGATTGTAAATTCACTTCCTCGTCCAAAGTCTCTAGAATCCATATCGAACGTTACATTTTTTACCTTCCAATAATGTTCTCTATCATCGCTAGTTAACTCCAATATTCCTTTATTTCCATTAAAATATTGTTGGATTTTATAGATACGATCTAGATATTCTTTCTTGCTATTTAAAACAAAGTTGCATTTGATAGGAATTTTGCGATCTTGATATACACCTGTATGACGATACGATGTAGTACCGTCACCAAGTGTAGATGTTTCTACAATTTCCTCTGCCATAGGAATAACAGGGCGCTCACTTACCTTTAATAAATACATAATATTTTGTGTATAACGCAGTTTATTTTCAGGTGTAAATCTAAAATGATACATTCTATGAACCTCCATTTCCCCATGATTTCAACATATCTCGAATTGATATAATTTCTTGTACAGTATCTGTAACAACATTTCCATCCAATTGCATAGGTTGTAGATTGATTGTGATATTGCTATCCAATATTGCATTTAAAGCACTCGTTAAATTTTCCATTCTTTTGTAAATACCATCCAAGTTTAAATTGTATGCCGTAGAATTAGAGCGTGATACTGTACCACCCATAATAGATGTAGTAGCATCACTAGCTACTGCATATGCGCTTGTATCAGCCAACGCTGCAATAGAATCAGCACTCATAGGTGCAACATCAGAATCAACAACAGGTCGAGATAAATTATCTAAAGAATGTTTTTCAGTTTTGTGTACAGTTTTCTTTATAGTTGTAATAACAATAGGATCTTTGGCAGCTGCTTTTGCGTTATGGATAGCTTTTTCAACTTTTTTTGCATAATCTATAGTTGCTTGCGCATACGGCTCATAAGCTTTCAATAATGCACTTCCACCTGATTTTCCCATAGAACCAGAAGATGCCTTTGCATTGGATTTTCCATCGCCCATCTTATCTCCAGTATCTTTGGATTTTTTTGAAGCTTTATCTTTAGCTTTATCTAATTCCTTTTCTAATTCGTCAACTCCGCCTTTTGCCAAAGCTTTCATAGCTTGATCAACAGTAATTGTTCCATCTGCAATACCTGCTGCACATTTTTGTGGAATTTGTTCACCATCATAATTTGATTTCGTTAATGCTTCCTCAAACTCAATCAGGTTATTCAGCATTGTATTCGCTTCTGATACACTGCCTGCATTTGAAATAATACTGTAAGCCATGCCTTGTGGAATATTAAGCCCAGCTGCACTTGCATTATCAACTAACTGCTGAAATGTCATCATAGATGCCACAAAATTACTTGCCGTTTGATAACTTTCTGTGCCATTCATGATTCCGCTTGTTAACTTTTCAGGAATTTGAATACCAGCTTCACCAGCTTTATCTATAGCACCTTGTAATGATTGTTTTAACGAATCTCCAATTTTTGTATAGCCACCCGTTTCTGCCTGGTTGTTGAGATCTAGTAAAGTTTTATTTGTTTCTTGCATTTTAGTTGCCATAGTTGCTAAAGAAACGTTTGCTTCATCTATTTTCTTTCTCAACTGCTCAATCTGAGTTTGATACCTTAATGCCTTTTCATTGTCTCCATCTTTAAATGCTTGTGACTGTTTGACTTTCAATTCATCCATCTTGTCATTTAATCCATGAACACTCTCTGTTACTTCACTATATTTCATCTGTTGCTTAATTAAAGCTTTTGTTTGTTCTTTAATCGCTTCTGCATACGCTTCTTGTTTAGCAGCTTCTTGAACTTTTTGAATGTATTCTTCTAACGCTTGATTGTTTTCAAACACCTTGCCTGTATTGTCGGCAACTTTTCCTGTATTTGAATCAATTGTTAAACCGAGATCAGGATAGATTTCATTCAATTGATTAACAGCTTCTTGCAACATTTGTTTCTGTATAGCATTTTTGTTTTCTACACCATTTAATTGTTCAATCGTTCTCATCAAAGAATTAGACTGACTAATATTCTGTTCATTTGTAGCCAAAATGGTTTCTGATTTTTCTTTATATTCATCGATTTTTTTATTGAACGAACTAACACTGTCTACAACTTTTAAATAACTTTGAGCTACTGCATCATTCTTAACAGCATTTTCTAAAGCTTTTTTATTTGCCTTTTCAAACATAGGAACTAACACTGCAATTTCAGCAGCTGCCAATCCAACAGCTATTCCAACTCCACCTAATGCAATACTTGAACCTTTTAATGCTTCAGTTGTAACCCCAGTTCGCTTAAACAATTTTGTCAATAAGCCATCAGTTTTATCTACAGGGCCACTTAAATCGTTTAGTTCACTTGCCGTTTTGCCAATCCATGAAGAAACTTTTCCAAATCCATTTGTCAACTTCTGAGCGCCACTAAATATTTTTCCTAATCCTTTTGCGGTTGGATAAGCGGCTGCCGTCAACAACAACATCTTTGCGATTGTCTGTTGTGTTCCTTCATCTAAATCAGAGAATGCATTAGCTGCTTTTTTTACAACTTTTAAAATAGATGTAAGAGTAGGTGTAAATCCCTGGCCTAGTTCATCAGCGGCTTGTTTAACTGCTTCCCATGTCTGTGACATTTGAGATTTTAATGTTCCATATCGTTTTTCCGCTTCAGTTGCCATGGCTGAATTCGCTTGCCATGCGTTTTGAGAAACATTTAATGCTTTAGCCAATACATCCGAACTTTGTGCCAAAGCACCCATTGACTGTGCTTGTCGTACTTCCTTAATGCCTAATTCATCCAATGTTTTTGTAACATCTGCCGACTTTCCGATACCTTGAACAAACTTTAAGAATGTTCCCGCTGCATCTTCTCCCCAAGCCTTTTGAAATTGTTGAGAAGTCATACCAGATACTTCTGCAAACTTTTGTAGTTTCTTATCTCCCGTAGAAACAGATAGATCAATTGTCTTCAACATTTTAGAAACAGAACTTCCACCTGCGGCTGCTTCAATGCCTAATGAAGATAATGCGGTTGATAATCCTAATACTTCATTAGAGTTAAAACCTACCATCTTACCTGCAACGCCTAATCTAGTAGCCATATTCATAATATCTGCTTCGGTTGTAGAGAATTTATTTCCCAAGTCTACGATTGTAGAACCTAAACGAGAATAATACGTATTCGTCTTTTTAGACTGCGAAACCATTACGTTTGAGAACTTGGCAATACTTTGTGCTGCTTCTTCACCAACAAGATTTGTAGTATCACCCAATTCTGTAATAGTTTTAGTAAATCCAATAATAGAATCTGTAGGGATACCCATTTGTCCTGCAAGCTCTGCATAATGGGCAATATCTTGATATGTACTCGATGTATTTTGAGCAAGATTTTTTAATCCAGCATTAATTTTTTCAAACTGTTGAGGTGTTCCATTTACTGTTTTTGTAACACCAGTCCATGCATCCTCAAACTCAATAGCCGTCTTAGTAGCGGCCGCAATACCTACAAAAGATAACATAGACAATGGCTTAATAGTTTCTGCAAATTGATTTGCTTTCTGACTAGCAACACCAAATGAATGTGATAATTTTAATATATTTTCATTATCTGTAATAAAGCTTTTATTCAAGCTATTTAGTTCATTGTTTAATGTTGCTGCACCAGCTCTTAGACCATTAAACGTCCTTTGCGATTCCTCATACGTGCTTCCTAAGTCAACAAGATTTTTCTTTTGTTCCGCAATTTTTGCATTATATTCCTTTTGTGAAGCACTATTTGCCTTCATAGAAACTGAAAGTTCTTTATTTCTAGCAGCTAGAGTGGAAATTGCGGTTTCACATTGTTCTGTAGTGTGATAACTATCGCCAATCGCATCTTTCCATGCTTGGATTTGAGTTTGATTTGTCTTATATTCTTTTTGTAAGGCATCCATCGCCGATTCAGTACTGTTTAATTTAGTCTGATATTGCGATAATGTGGCTTTTGATTTGTTAACTTGATCTGTCCATTGTTGTTGTGTTTTAGGATATTCTTTAAGCTTTTTGTTATAGACATCCAATTGCTTAGAAGTGCTCTGAATCTTATCTTTTAATAGATTTTGGTATGTCGCAAATGACGAGAAATCATTCGGATTTAGCTTCATCGAAGCTTTTAGTTTAGACATTGTTTTGTCTAACCCTGATGTTTCTCTTTTGATTTCATTTATCGCTTTCTGAAATCCTGTAGTATCTCCATCAATCTTTACGGAGATACCTTTTATTTGACTATAACCTGACAATTTTAGTACCTCCTAAAATCTGTCAAAGTCGTTTTGGATTGCTTTACGGATATGTACTTTGTTACTAGATTGTTTGGCTGCTCTTGCACTCATATTGCTTTTAGCTATGATCAAGTCAAACATCATTCCAATGTCCATATCATCTATTTCATTCATCTTAAGCCCTAAATTCATGCACCCTATAATCAAATCAGAGTAGCTAACTATTCTTTTTTTTTGTTTTTTTCTTCTACATCTTCTGATTCACTATCGATAGTTGGACTGTTCGCAAAAACGATTTTTTCAAACACCATAATACCTACTGTGACAAATGTGTCATAGTCTACAACATTATCAATAAAATCTGAAAAATCTTCCGTTTCTTTTCCTTGAACAACATCATACGCTTTAATACATGCCCACAACACACGTTCAAAGAATTCTGAACCATTCGCTTCTAACAATACATAATATGCAGGTTCATCTTCTTCATCTGTTCCCACTTTCTTTTTGATAGCTTCCGAAAACTTCATCTGTGCTTTCTGAGTGTCAACCAACATATCTCTATTGAAGTATTCTCTATAGATTTTCGCTGTTTTACCTTTATAAAGAACACCATATTCTTTTTCATCAATCTTAATTTTTGTTTCCATATAACCTCACAAAGAGGGGGTTGCCCCTCTTATAATGTGCTCACTTCCTTTCCATCATCACTTTGTACAACTACTGGTGTACCTTCTTCTTGGCTCACTTCACTAGCTTTTGGACTAGGTAATGTTGGAGCAGTTGTAAAGAAACTCTCATAATTTGTATCACCTTTACGACATTTTGACTTTACCCATTGATGATCACCTTGTTCTACAGGAACAGCCGTAATATCCATTGATGTTGTTTTTGGATCAGTGCTCTCTTCTTTTGTTTCACCTTCTACATTTGGTCGTGCAAATACAACTTTATAGAAGATATGTTTAGTAGCACTTACATCACCTTCAAATTGGAACATAAGCGCAACATTATTAGGCAAGACATTTGCATCTTCTGCTAAGTTACCTTCTTCTGTTGTCACTGTATTGAAAATCATTTTTTCGATTTCTTCAGGAATTTCAGACATCTCTAAACTACCTGAATATCCATTGTTTGTATTCGTTGTGAAATACGCAGTGTTATCTGCATAATATGTATTTGTATCTCCTTCTGGATCTAGAGTTAATGATTTAGCACCTTTCCATGCAGTAGGCTTACCATATGTAGTTGATCCTGCACTTTCTGTAATAGAACATACATGTACATTTTTTAGACCGAATCGTACCTTGTTTTTTTCTGCCATAGTTTTTATCCTTTCAAATATTTTTCGATTAAACTTGGCAGTTCCTTGATTGCGTTTGTTTCTCCATCTTTCCAGTTCTTAAATGCACGTGTACGTCTAGGAGAATTCCATAAATTATGTCCGTTTTCTAGTAAATGAGTTAATGAGTATTCGTGGCCACTCGCATAAATAACACCGCGTGTATGAGCTAATTCACGTTCTATCTTATATGTTATAGATCTTTTATATTTTCCCTTTCTGCGTGTGTTTCTATGATCTACATTTGCCTTAGCTTTAATAATGTCTTTAGAATCTTTTGTAGTTTCTTCTACTGCTCTATCAATCTGAGCCAAAGAATGCTCTTTATATTCTTGAATAATCTTTCTGATTTCAGGCCCAAGCTGCGACATATCGCAATATACATCATTGACGGCCAACTAATGTCACCGTCCATTCCGTACAGTGTACTTTTTGAGCTTTTATATCTTCATCTGTGATGGTTTGGTATGGTATTTCTAATTCATCAAACATGTCTTCGATTTTAGCTTCTAATTCAAAATCTTTTTGATCAGTCACTAATCTATATATGTAAGTTCCAATCTTACAATACGTTCTATTGTCTGCAAAGTAATTATTTGTATAATCCAATGCATAATTCCCATATGGGGTATGGGGTTTTGATTTGAAACTGCCATATACAAATTGTCCTTCACCTAAAAGTTCAGTGAATTTAGCTACAATCTGTTGTCTTACTGTTTCCATTCTCCAGCATCCTGTTGAACATATAGTTCAATCGTATCTCCGGATGGGAATGTACGATAAACCGCATACTTTTTGTCGTTGTATTTCACTGTTGTCTCATCATTGTAATCAATAGTAGGAATAACAAGCTTATACGCTAACTGTATGCCTGCCTGGTAGGCTTCATTAAATTCTTTTGAATAAATTCCACCAACTCGGCAAAATACTTCCTTCTCCGTTTCGTTAACATGTTCCACACCATCTGCATCAACATATCTTTCTTTTTCAATCAGATATGCCACATCATAATAAAGATTATTCTCACGAGTATATTCATATGCCATACTATTTCACCTTCTTATGGGATTTATCTGTCATAAGAATCTGACGTAAATCCTCATATGTTTTAGCCATTGATTCTTTATTTGAGGCATCCGTTGTGCCAAATTTTGACATTACATATGCTATTACCGCTACTACAATTTCATCTTCTAAATCATCTTCATCAAATAAGATATTTAATCTATCCAAATCGTATAAACATGCATTGATATACGTTTTGATTTCATCATCATAAGCATGTGATTTAGCTCTTGTAGCAGCAGTTCTAACACGTTCCAGAAGGCTTTCAGAAATATTGAACGCCATTATCTATCACCTAAGCTTTCTTCGCACTGCTTTTTCGAGTAGTTTTCTTAGGCTCATCATCTAATACAATAGGTTCATCATCAGGTAATGATTGTGTTCCTGTTTGGCTTTCACCTTTTGTAACATCTCCATTGCTTAAGCTACTTTTTTTTTTAACAAGAAGATGTATTGAGGATCTAACACTTTACCATCATTGATAACTAATGCCTGAGTTACTTCCTCATTCTTTTCATAATCCCAGTACTTCTTCACACCAAACTGCATATTTGAGTTGATTGCATAGGCTTCTTTTCCTACCCAATACATTCCGAAATATTCACCGTTCTGTGCTTCATCAAAATCTTTAAACGTATCGTTTTCAACGAAATTAACAGTTCTAGCTTTGAATGTAGCGCGTTCTGCACCATCAATAGGATTATATGTTTCTGCATAAACAGGACGATTATTATCATCGGCCAACGTTTTAATGTTTGCTTCATATGTAGCAGGAGTCATAACAAACTCTGGTTTTAATTTACGCATTGATAAAGGAATCTTTGCGAACAATTTTGTTTGCCATGATTTCCAATCTTTCATTTCTGCTTCCGTAAATTCAATAATGTGATCGGCTTTAATACGTCCTCCACTTACTTTATTAGCTTCTGTTAAAATACCTTCACATTCATTATTTGCAGAGTTACCTGTTAAAATTTCACGATCCATAGCTTCCAAATAAGCTTCTACAATAACTTTTGCTAATTCAGTTTCAAATGCATTTACAGTCAATACAGTTTGTAGTAATGTACGTGCTAAACGAATTTCACCAATCAAATATCCAAATTGTACAAATTCTGTAACAGAACCGGCTTTTTGACGATCAGACACTGTTGTTTCAGTAATACGTTTAAATGTAGCCTTGAATGAACCGATAGGATATTTAACGCCACCACGGAAATTTGTATGTAATACTGCATTGTATAAGTAACCACGTGATTTACTTAATTCAGTCATTACTTTCTGAACAATTGTTTCAGGAATTAAAATACCTAGATCAGCTGCCACACCTGCTTCTGCACTACGTTGTCTTAAGATTTCTGACTGTTTTCCTTTTTGAACGAATTCCATGAATGCACTACGATACTCCATATCGTCTTCCATTCCTTTTTTACGTTCTGATAAGTTTGTAGGCATTGATGGATGTGCTTTGCTACGAGCTTGTTCCTGTTGTGTAACAAAAGCACCTTCTTCATCAACAATAGATTTTGCCATAGTATCTAAGAACGCTTGACGTTGTGCTACCTTACCTTGTAACTCTTTGTCACGTTTTTGCAAGATATCAAATTCCGCCTGTAACATTTCCAAGTTTGTATTAGGATCGTTTTTGTTGACCTCATCTTGAATTTCTTTAAATCTTTTTTGAATCTGTTCGTGATTCATTGCATTGAATGCTGCTAGTTGTTGCTCTGTAAACATTAATTAATAGCCTCCTTAATCTGCAACAACAAACTCAGTCTTTCTCGTTTCTTTTCATTTTCTTTTTTAACCCGGTCTTCATCCATTAAAGACTTTGCCCTTGCTTCAATAGATGTTTGATCATTTGCAGGAATCGACACTGCCGAAACATCATAAATTTTTGATACTTTACGTGTTGTCCACGTCTTTGTATCCCTATTATATGATTCCTCATCCACCATGTATCTCCATGACATCTGAGTAACCATTCCTGCCTGAATACTGTCGTACAAACGTTTTGCAGCTTCTGTTCTTCCTAAGTCTGCCGCAACAAACAATCCATGTTCATCTACTTCAACAATAAGTGAACCATTGCTTGTACGTGCATATACCATTCCTCCATGATCAAATTGGAAGATGATATCACTCATATCAGCGTTGTCCAAACTTGAACGCTCAATCAACTCATATACATCATTACCTTCGTAATCTCGATAAAGAACGTAAGGTTCAAATGTTGTAGCATATCCTTCAACATAGTACTGAGTATCAATCCGTTTATTTTCCGTCACCGGGTTCATTTGGAACGGGATCGAGCGCATTTGGATTTTGCTGTGGTTCGGTTTCCCCATTGTAACTAATTCCTCCTTGATTTGATTTAGTTACCTGGATGTATTCACCTCGAATAAAACGTTTCTTACCTTCATCATCTGGTAAAGGCGCTTTGTTCATAATATTTAATGCCCCGTTCGTATCAATCATTCCTCTATCGAACATTTGAGTCGCAACATTTAATTTTGTTTGTGTCGAATCATACTGTAAACGATCGCTTGTAAGAATGATTTCACTACCATTCATAATCTGATTTACGGAATATAACATTCCACTCAACACTTCTCCAACTTCAATAAAGAATGGTTCAATAATTGATTCATAAAATGCATTCCATTCATCAGGTTTATATTTATTTTGTAAAATAGCTTCACTAATTCCAAAATAGCTATATACACTATTTTCAATTGCTTGCTTCTGCTTGGCATCCACTAATAGTGGTTTACTTTCAATAGGTTTTACTTCATCAAAACGATTATCAACAAGGAATACACCTGTTTCATTTTTGTTCAGGTTATTTCTTAAGATCATGTTCTGTTGTTCCTTGTAATCCTCGTCATCATCAATCGGTGTTGAAATTCTAGCCAAGAATCGAACAATAGAACTCGACTTGATCGCATTGATTGCTCCTTCTTCCTGAGCAAGCATCAATTTAGCTGTTGTATCAAATGCATCATTCGTATCACCAAAGTAATCATTTTTATACTGCATTTGTCTTAAATGCCCTACTTTACCGTATTCAATCAATTTTGTTTCGCCATAGATGAAATTAAAATAAATATAAACTACACCATTGATTTCTTTTAACTGACACTGACTTGGAACAGCAGGCCACAATCCCTTTATCATTCCATATTCATCTTCAATTGGAATAATGAAAGCATTGTTTTCTGCAAAATATATGGTTGCCAATCTTTTGTAAAATTGACTAGCTGTCATATAAGGATTTGGCTTTTTCTTAACCAAATAGTTATATATCTTAGATTTGTAGTCTTTGTTTGTCAGTTCAGGTGAAGCCTTCCCACATGACGTGGCAATTCGATTGATACATGCTCTGCATAGTCCAATCTCATATATTCCACCATCATAGGATGAATACACTGGTGAATATCCACCTAAGCTTGCAAACATTGAATGTAATTGATTTTGTTTAGGTGCTGGCTTATTTAGTCCTAATAGACTTCCTAGCAAACCAAATCTTTTTCTTCTGCTTTTAGCCACTAATTCACCTTCCTTTTCTTGTTTTCAAGGCGGTATTTAAATGTATCCCACCATTTTTGTCTTACTGTATATGCATCAATAACAGATGCATACCCATCAATATGTTTTCTTGGATCAGTTTTAATCATGCGGACACGATTGTCCTCCGCAACTTTCTTTAATGCCACACTAGACATATGTGCTTGTAAAAGTCCATTTGTTCCTGTATGAACAAATCCATCTCTTACATATCCTGTAAATTCATTAATAACCGGTGTAAGGTTAGTTCCCTGAATTACATCATCCATCTTGTATCCATATTTCTTCATATCATCCACTAGATACTGAGCCGAATAACGGTCATATCCGACGACTACGCAATAAATCTTGTATTTCTTACGTAGCATTTCAAACCATTCCGTAACATCTTCATACCGTACAAAGTTTTCCCCACTTGGACTTAAATATCCCAATTGAATAAATCTTGTATATGGTATCTTGTCTCTTTCCTCTAGCTCCTTGATTTTTAATGTTGGAAGCCAAAAATGAGTAAATATGTAGTCCTGTTCTTGAATTCGTATAACTACAGATGCGGCTGTTAAATCGGTTGTTTGTGACAAGTCAATTCCACCAACTGCATATGTATGTGCAAAATCTTCAAATCTAAGTTCTTCACCTTTAACTTTGTTAATATCTTCTGCACTAAATAACGCTTCCGTTGAATTCTGTTTGATATTCGCGTATTTTGTTATGAACTCCGTCTTATATGTAGGTGAGCTATGTGCTTTTAAAATTTCATTCTGCAAATATTCATAAGAAACCGATATTCCAAGGTTTGGCATTGCCTTCCTCAATTCAATAGGATCATCCCATTTTTGAATATCATCAATCATATAAAAGAAAGGCAACATTTGTTTTTCATCAGACGTACCTAGTAAAACAGATGTTCCGCGAACAAATAATTCATCATATAATCCTTCATCAATATAGTTTGCCGTACTTACAGGAATATAAAGTGGATCAGGTCTTGCACCACCTGCCGACAACATAACGTTGTACATTTTCATACCCGCTTCACCTTCCCAGGCTGCAAACTCATCAAAGATTGTCAAATATGGGTTGAATCCATCTGATTTTTTAGATGCAAAGGCAATTGGCTCCCATCTACAGTTGTTCTGTTTCATGTAGATATCTGTTCTACGTTTTTTTACTCTTTGACTCAACGCTTTAGAGTGTTCCATCATTTGATACAGAACATTGTAAATGATCTGCGCTTGTTTTAACTTTGGCGCTATATTGTATATCTGCATACCTGCTTCATCAGATGTAAATCCAACATCAAGTTCAATACCTGCACAAAGAAATGATTTTCCTTGTTTTCGGCCCATGACCGTAGGTATTTCACGAAACTGCCTTTTTCCATTCTTATCAACAAGTCCGAATATGCACGCAATATAGTATTTTTGCCAAGGCTCAAGCTTCACTTTTGTTGTTTTTCCTTCTACGTGATGACAAAACGTTTCAATAAACGCTATATGCATTTCCGCTTTTTTCTCATCATAGAAGAAATCTCCATTTGCTAAACCTCTTTCAACATATTGAAGATTAAGCTTTATCCACTTACCGACTACATCTTCACCCGATTTTATACGTTCTTTATAAACATCTAGATATTTCATTTAAATCTGCTCATGAACTCATCCAATTCATCACCTTTTTTTCCGGATACTTCTGTTGTTTTTGAAAGTGAAGTAGGTGACAAGCCAAGTTCTTTGCAGTACTTCATGATCTGATCACGTAATTGAACGGTAATAATGTAGTATGGTGAGCGTGATAAATTCGTTGCACCGCCCTTGTTCGTATATTCAACAACCATCTGTAGTGATTTGTAGCCATTTGCTTTACTTGAATCTCTCCATTGCTTCATTGTTGAATCATATTGGGCCAAGGCATCTGCAAGTGAATCAACCGCAACCGAATATTCAGGAGAAAATGTGCCTAAATTCTCTAGTTGTGAATTGATTCTTTTTTTCCATGCTCCTTTTTGCATTCATCATCCTCCATTCCACATCCTATAAGCATTCCGTTTTCATCAAATTCAAAAGATGGTTTACGTTTGGAATGTTCTTCGGCATGACATAAGTCACACAACGCTTCCAAATTAGAATCGCCAAATAGAATGTGTACATCTCTATAGTTGTCCTGGTCAATGTGTACTTTGTGATGTACACAAGTCGACCTGGTATAGATACCTTTTTTCAAACATCTTTCACAAAGTGGATGTGCCTTCCTATACGCTTTGCTTTTCTTTTCCCAAGCCTTGCTTGAGTAAAATTTTCTAGCATAATTTCTAGCACCTGTTTTTGTTGCTTCTGAACCATAATATTTTTTCATATCGCTACATTCAAAGTTTTGACCATAACTACAGTTAACAGATTTAAAGGACGACAAAAACTAACAGTAAACACTTTGAATGCAGTGATATGAAAAAGACCCATGTTTCCACAGGTCTTTTTCAACGGGCACTAAAAATGAAACAATCCAAGAACTACCTTGTTTGTTCTAGAAGATGTTTTCCAATCTTCACGACTACAGAATATCACGGTTTTTCTTTGTACACTGTACAAAATGAAGAAATTCAGATTTTACCCCTTCTCATGCACTCATGACCCGGTTTTTTTGAACTCCCCACGCCGTTCCCCTGAGCGCAAAAAACTTTTTGAAAGATAGGGGCGGTCTATGCTGATCTGATCCACGCCCAGGGCGCTTTCATGGTTAAAAATCAAACCTATGCAGCTATCACAACGCCGCCCCGTTCATGGCTTCAGTCATATGATATCTATATATTAATTGACATGTTGAAACATTTTACAACACGCATTGTTGAAAGCGTTCTTTCATAACATGACCATAGCTGTATTAATAGAACACGCGCGCACGTTCTTATTATATGCAATAAACATTGCACTACTTTCATACATTGGATCATGCGCATCCGTTCCATATGTTTAAGCGTGTCTATTGTCTTCCTGGATCTAGTGCAAGACAACATAAAAAAAGGACGCTCACCACGTCCATACATGTATATATTACTAGTCTGTTAACTATATCTTATAAGACCAAACGCAAACACTAAAGAAAGCCTTATAAATAGGCGCTTGCGTACACTTTTACAAAGATAAAAGCTTTTTGAAAAAATGAGCACAAAAAAATATTATTAATTTTTTATTGACATATGCATGCATATGTTTATAATGTAAGTGTAAGCTAAATAAAAAGCTTACACAAAACAAACGGCGCTTACTCATAAAGCCAAGCCAAGACAACTTTAAATTGAAGATTGGACTTGATAATATGAATAAGTTTATAAGTTTATTAAATAGGTTATTGTTTAGGCTTCACATTAAAATAAGCCTAGACATAAAAAAAAGGGCGCTTACTCATAGATATAAAAGTCAATGAATAGCGTCATTAAATAAGCAAATAAATTATAGCGTCGTTTGTTTAAATAGTCAAGTTTGGAGGTGTAAACATTGTAAGAAAAAAAAGTGGTTCTTTCGATCAAATAGAATATATAAAAGAATTTAATAAAGCCAATTACAGAAAATACGAATTTAGAGTAAAAAAAGAAAATATCGATCTTATTAAATGGCTTGATAAACAACCAAGTAAAACCGCTTATATAATAGATTTGATTGAAAAAGACATGAACAAAAGCAAATAAAAAAACGTGAACCCCTTTCAAGTTTGGCCGCTTCCAGGAGTTCACAACAACGGCAAATATACACAAAATTCAGGAGGTTAAGCCCGTCTTGTATATATTGCTTTTCTATTCTACCACAGACGGGTTAAAAAGAAAATGTTAAAGACTTACTCAAAAAAAGCTATTGAAAACATTAAAAAGTATGTATGTGATAATGTGGATTTTACTGGTTACGATAAATACGCATATATCGAAAAGTTTGAAGAAGATACAAAACACGGAAGACAAATCGACATGTTCAGCGTATACGCTTACGCAATTTATGAATGTTTCTATGATGAAAAAGTTAAATACGACAAAAGAAACATGAGTATTCAGGATTTATTTATTGAATGGTGTCAAGGACTCCCAAGCGTTCTAGATACTTGTTATTACTACAATAGAAGCGCCGTCGATGATCTTGCTTCAATTCTTGAACAAAACGAACAAGAAAAAAGCAAATTCACTGAGTGCCAAGCTGAAGAAAGATTGACTTATTTAATTTTTAGAGAAATTAGAAAAGTCGTTTCAAAAGGTAAAAAAGTATGTTAACCCGCAAAGATCTTGACAATATGAGCGCCTTCAAGGTGCTCATACTTGCATTTTTAAAATTATATTTAGCAGCATGTATATCTGCGTTGATCATGGGTATAATATTGGGCCTTTTAAATATCATACTCCCACTTATTTATTAATTGCAGGAGGTTAAACAATGGAGCATTTAGAAGTTAAACTCTTGCATAAATATGCAAGAATAAGATCATATATGAATGATCTTATTTCTGGTAATTTTGTCGTATATGACTTTTTATATGAATGTTTAGTGGATCATATAAAATCATTTATTTATGATCTTGCATATATAGAAAGCGAAAAAGTTATACGTGTTTATTATGATCAACTTTTAGTTGATTCTAAACAAGTAAGTAACGAACTTTATACACTTGTTATAACTATTTTTGAAGATAATGAATGGAGGTTTTAAAAATGAATAATAAAGAATATATTGAGTTTACAGAAAAAAAACTAGATCGACTAAATGGATCTAGCTGCAAGCCTTACACAATTACAAAACATTTAAACGGTTTATATGATCTTAACTATGGTTTAGATACCATTGCTTGGATGCTTGAACCGCGCGAGCTTTGGCTACTTGTAAACACATTATATACATTGGATATTTTAGGAGGGCTAAAAAATGACAATGTGGAAGCGTGAACGAAACCATTTTAATTATTATGTTACAAACGAAAGAAAACAACCACACATTTACGTTGAAGCGTTAGGAACTCCAAGCGCTTCAACTGAAAAAGTTTTAAAAGATCATGGTTTTAAATTTGATCATAATAAATGTATGTATGCAGCAGCTCAAACAAATGACTTGAGGTTGTTCGTGGCGCATGATCTTGACAAGCTTTTCAACTATGATATTCAAATATATTTCAATACTGAAGCTAAAAAAGAACTTTTCGCGCCTGATATCCAAGAAATAAAAGATATCTGTTATTATTTCAAAATTTATAAATGCTATGTTGATATTTTAAATAAGGATCTTTTTAAGATCTGTAAGCCTGGATCAAAAAGCTTGCTAGCAACTTATAATACCAGCTTTAAAACTATAGATGTTTTTAATAGAAACAAGCTTATAGAAAGCTATGTGTATAATAATGGTAAAATCGAGAAAATGATCGTAGAAAAAGCTGCACCAAAAAAGAAGAAAGCAGCAACTACAGAAACAGAACAACAAAAAATCAATAAAATGTTAGAAGAGTTTGAGTTTCCATTTTAGGGGGTAAAAATATATGGGATATATTGAAAATAAAATGAGCGTGCGCGCTTATGAAGCTTATGAAAGTGGTGAAAAGCCACTTTCAAAATGGACTAAAAACGATATTATAGAATGCGTTTTAAATGTTAGAAATGACTTTCAAGAAAAAGAATTAAAAATTTATAGCAAAGAAGTTTTAAAAGCTTTTCTAATCTGTAGCTCTTGGCATCATACGGGATCATATTTCAATGAAACTAATTTCTATAGTTTAGATCTTGATTTTATTGAACTATCAAAAATTGAAATAATCCAGGTACTTGAAAAGAAGAAAAAAGATCTTGAAAAAGAGAAAGAAGAAAAAAAGATTTTAAAACTTCAAAAATGCAAATTTAAATATATTGAATGGGCCGGAACTCGAAAACATCCAAAAGCAATAGAAAAAGAATCATACGGCATCATAAAAGGATCATGGATATACTACAAAGACGGCAAAAAGTCATTAAATGGTAAATATGTTCATGTGGTTGAAATGCTTGAACGTGCACCGCGCGGAACTGCTGCACTATTTAAACAAATTGAAAAGGACTTGTGAAAGTCCTTTTTTTAATGTCTTCTCATTTCTTTTTGAATCAGCTTTTTTTTGACTGGATTCGATGCGAAAAAGTTCATGAAAAGTTTTGTTTTAAACTCGTATTCTTTTTGATCCATTTCTTTTATATCCAAAACTCTTTTAAATATCACTATCGCAATAAAGTTTGCAAACAAGTTTGCATCTTTTTCTATTTCCTGATTCTCATAGTGTTTGCTGCTTGAATCCTTATAATTTTCAAGTTCATTTTTCCATATAGAAACGCTTCTTTCATCTATAGAAAACACTTTTTGATTCTTCTTATATACACATGCATATTGGTATAAATGTCTTATTTCATGTGCAAGATATATATAAACTAAGCTACTATCTATGGATGTATTCAGGTTTACACAAATTACATTTTCTTTTGGGTATGATGTGCATATGCTTGTATCTTTTACTTGAAAAAGTTCTTTATTGACTGGTTTATGTTTAAGATCATAAACCTTATCATTTGCTTTAAAGTAAACTTTTGGAATCTTTATATTTAATAGTGTGCATAGAAAACTTATATAATCATTCATGCATCCATTATATCTGAAAAACTTTATTTTGAAAAACTTATTTATCCAGGATCAAAAAAACTTTTTTTAATTGTTCTTGAGACGTTGGAAAAAACTTTTGAGATTCTTTTTCATGCTTGCATAGAATCGAACCGTCAAAAAACTTTTCCAGCAACCGAGAAAACTTTTCTTTCTTCACATAATAAACATAATTCACAGTCACATCTTCATCATCATGTGCATTGTATTCAAAAACTTTTTCAACCATCTTAGAACAAACAACACCAATTTGTACATTATCATATCTCACAAAAACTTCTTTGTAAGGAAACTTATTTTCATCCATTTCATCACTCCTAAAAAACTTTCTACATATCAATTAATATTCTCATAAACTTTTTATAATCTTCATCTGATTTTAAATAAAACTTATTGCAACCATTCATTACGTCTTCATAGTTTAAGCAATCAATTTCATTGTCTAAAAACTTTCTATATAAACTTTTGAATTGCGATTCACAAATATAATGCTTAATAACGAGTATACCGTTGTGATCATAATGACACCTATAAAACTTTTCATCTGCTATATAAACACATACAATATGATTTTTATATTGTACAAATAAACTTTCTGTATTATGAATCAGAAAAAACTTTTTCACTTCTGTTAAAAACTTTGGTAATTTGTATTTCATTTTCTTTACTCCTAAAAGCTTTTTCTCAGATACACTTTTTCTTCCTGCTATAGTAAATTCATCAGTTATTTCTAAATTCATTTCAAGACTTCCGGAATATCCATTATTACTGTTCGTTGTAAAATATGCAGTGCTGTCTGCATAACATGTATTTGTATCTCCTTCCGGGTCTAATGTAAATGATTTAAAACCTTCCCATGCTACAGGTGTACCATACGTAATATCTCCACCTTCTTCATGCTCAATAGGAACTACATATACATTTTTAATTTCATATTTAACTTTGTTTGCATCTTCCATAAGATTACTCCTATTTATCTGCAATCGTTTCTACAAAACAATTATAATAAACATATCTTTTCCCATCATAATCAAATTTTACATATCCACCATCATTTGTTTCAATATCAATTCTTCCCTCATAGCTTGCTATAATTTTTCCATCTGCTGTATACACATTGATTATCCTATTCAATCCACCATTCAAATCTGATTTTACATCAGTACCAAAACGATCCATAGATGCACATCCAAATAAGGAAATGCCAATCATTCCAACCATTAATAATTTGTATATTTTATTCATTTTATTCCTCTTTTCTATGTCCGATAACTATATATTATCAGACTAACTACAAACCTTTTAAAAGCCTAGTAAATAGGCTAATTTGTAATACTTTTCTAAAATAAAAACTTTATGAATTTTTGAGCCATGCTATAATGTGTTTATTTATTTGTATCTTCTACGTTAATCAAGCCATGTTCAATC